TTGAAATATCGGTGATACTCCATAAAAACTGGAGTCTCTTTAAAGGCACCGATAAACTCATCATTAAAAGATGAGGTGCCATACAAGAAAGCCGATGAGGCTAACTTGTGTGCCAAGTCTGAATACCTGAGCACAGTGGCTTTAAATCCACTAGTCCTAATTTCTTCCAAAAAAGTTCGAAAGAGCTTCTTTGGCTTAGGTCCGTGCTCAGGGTCGAGTGGGCTATCCGAGAGGAGAGTTAACCATGCGCAGATGAAGACCTTAACGGTCTCTCTATTCACAGTCAACACACCAGACGCAGCGCAAAAGTCATCGTCGATGATAAATCGACGATGACCGTCCGAGGTTACAACAGTAACCTCCTGCGCTTTCACTTGATCTGCGGTGCTCCTACTAGGAGCTTTGCAAGCCAAGTGGTGTCCTTTACGCCTGCAGCGACGCTAAGATATGTGTAGCTATAAATAGCTTCAAACAAATCTTCCAGCATCGCAAGGCTTAAAGGCGCGTCCCCACTCACGACAAACGAGATATTGGCCTGAAGAGGCCAATGTTCCGTGATGTCCGTGACGTCGGAGGTCCGAGTAATCCAGGTCCGAAGAGCGAGGGACGCATAGCGTTCCTTCGTTCCTGGTCCCAGAGGATCGGACACGACTGTGAGGGTAACGGGGTATCCGGGATCCGCGTCAGAGATGGCGTAGATCGCGGTGGCGCGCTTGGTCGTCGGATTAATATCTGACGATACAAGCACGAGATTCGTCTTATCGGCCACCAGAATGGTGACCGATTCGGTCGAATTACCGTCACTTGTGAGACAACCGTGGTTACGGTCATGATGGTACCGGCCTTTCGCCAGTTGAGTAGCCTAGAGGCTACTGGACAGGACTCCAACCAATTGTTGGAGTAGGGACCAGACGATATTTCCTACATCGCCTGTACCGTAGAAGGGAGACAGATTCGAGAAGCGTAGAACAGGGAGATGTTGAGAAACATCTCTCATGTAATACACTAGTCTAACT